GAGCCTAGCCAATGGCTTTTGGAATAACTACATTTGCAGAAAGTCCTTTTGCGGCTACAGGGTCACAAAGTATTAATGTTGCAGTAACTGGTCAAGAACTTACTATTGCTGAAACATCTCCTGGTGTTGTTATTGATGTAGCATTTTCTTTAACTGGTCAAGAAATGACTAGTGTAATTAATTCTATTATTGCAGATGCAGGAGCATCTGTCCCTGTTACTGGTGAAAATATATCTGCTAGTTTAAATTCTGTAACCACTACTGGAACAGCCAATATTGCTGTTACAGGTCAAGCAATGACTATTGCAGAAGGAACTGCAATTGGAAAAGTTGATTTTGATATAGAAGTAACAGGTCAAAGTTTAACTTCAAATTTAGGATCTGTTAATACAACTGCAAACTCAAATGCAGCTGTAACTGGTTTTGATTTAACATCTAATTTAGATTCTGTTTCAGTCACTGGAACAGGTAATGTTTCACTTACTGGACAATTATTAACTACAACACAAGGTACTGTTCTTGCCTCTATAAATGTAGATGTTGCAGTTTCTGGTGAATCAATGACTGCAGCAGAGGGAATTGTCGATCCTTCTCCAGACGCTACAGTTACTGGTATTGGAATGTCTGCAGCATTAGGACTTGGAACAGTTGCTGTAGAAACAATTAGTGCGGTGACAGGTCAAGAAATGACTATGAACCAAGGAACTGCTTTAGCTTTCACTGATGTAGTTACAGAGGGTGTAACCGGAATAGCCATGTCTACTAATTTAGGTTCTGTTACGGTTGTAGGTAATGCAGAGGTATCTGTTACGGGTCAAGCTATGACTATGCAAGAAAATGCTCCAACTGTTACTGCAGATGCAAATGTTACTCCATCTGGTCAAGCTATGACAGCTACTCTTGGTACAGCTGTTTTAGATGCAAATAGTTTAATAGATTTAACTGGTTTTGATCTAACGATGCAAGAAGGTCAAGCTACAGCCACAGATTCAGTAGCAAGACCAACAGGAATTGAGATGACAATGGCTGAAGGAAGTGTAGTAGGACCAGTCATATGGAACCCAGTGCCTACAGGTAATGCACCTATAGATCCTCCAGGTTGGAAAGAAGTAGCTTGATTTATGGTGACAATATAATTATAATTGTATATTTAGGAATTTAAAAAATGGCAAATACTACATCAACAAGTTTAAAATTAACTGTACAAACTACTGGAGAAAATTCAGGGACTTGGGGTCAAATTACTAATACTAATTTACTTATTTTAGAGCAAGCTATTGGTGGATATGATGCAGTAGGTTTAAATGCAACCACTGGTGCAACCTTGACTTTTTCAAATGGTGTTTTATCAAATGGTAAAAATCAAGTTTTAAGATTAACAGGAACTATTACAGCTGCTGTTAATGTTACAATTCCAGACTCTATAGAAAAAACTTATTTAGTTGAAAATGCAACAACAGGTGCCTTTACCGTAACCTTTAAAACAACTAGTGGGACAGGAGCTACTTGGTCTACCACGGACAAAGGGTATAAAATTTTATATTCAGATGGAACTAATGTTGTAGATATTACAGCAGACTTAGGAGATATTACTGCTGGCGACGTTACTTCAAGGAGCATAACTGCTACAGGAAACATTGTACCTGGTGCAAATGATACTTATGATCTAGGAGCTGTAAGTAATGTATGGAGAAACATATATACAGGAGACTTACATCTTTCTAACAAGTTTAAAGAAAAGGGCAATATAGTTGATGGAACTAAAGGAAATTGGACTTTACAAGAAGGTGAAAATGATATATTTATGATAAATAATATATCTGGAGAAAAATTTAAAATTAATTTATCTAAGATAAAAGGGAATTCATAATGGGACTATTTTCCGACGGAACAGAAATTATTAATGGTGGAGCTCTATTAGAAGGTGGTATCCCAACAGCAACAGTAGTTCCTTGGACAAATTCATCTCTGCCAACAGGTTTTTTAGAATGTAATGGACAAGCAGTTTCAAGATCAACTTATTCAGCTTTATTTGCAATTGTAGGTACAACTTACGGAGCAGGTAATGGATCATCTACTTTTAACGTACCAGATCTACAAGACGAAGTTGTTGTAGGTAAATCAAACAACAAAGCTTTAGCATCCACTGGTGGAGCAAATACTACACCCGTTACTGCAAGTGGTAATGTTGCTGGTTCAACAGCAAATGCAACTTTATCAACTCCACAACTTGCTTCCCACTCACACTCTATACCAAACAAAAATTCACCACCTAATGATATAGGTCCCAGACTAGTAACCACAACAACAGGTGGTTTTTCTGGACCTACTCAGAATACTGCTAATGCAGGTTCTGGTGGTGGGCACTCTCATAATATGAGTGCAAATTTTTCAGGTGACACAGTAAACCCATCAGTATTACAACCTTACTTAACATTAATTTATATTATAAAAACTTAGGAGAAAAATGTCAGCAAAAGGAAATTGGACAATAGTATTTGAAGACAAATGCATAATTAAAAATTTTGCAGAAGGAGCAAATCAAGGTCTTGGATATGCTATATCTGATGATTCTTTTTGGGCTGATTCTAAATTTTTAAACATTTGGGCTATTCAACACGGCACATCAGTGACTACTGACGAAGTAGAATACAGAGATGAAACTCCACACACAAGTTATGCAGATGCAAACTTAGGAGACATAAGTCAATTTTCTAGTAAATGGGATTCAGCACATTTAACTCAATTACAATCTGATTGGGATAATCATAATGTTGACGGTGAAACTGACGCTGAAAAAATTGCTAGATTAGGTGCAAGACCTACTTCTTATTCTTCATAGTATCTAAGGTCTAAGCTTCATCCAAGAAGTTAAAATATATTTTTTACCAGATAAAGGTGGATTACCTCTGTGCACATATGGAAAAGCTGCAGGCCATATAACTATTCTACCTTTTTTAGGTTTTACTCTTTTAGAAAAATGTAAGAACTCTTTTTCTCCTCCGTCTTTGACATCATTTTTATATATAGTAAAAGCAAAAGCACGAGATTCATTATCAAATCTGTGGTTGTGTTCTAAATGCCAAATATGGTATCCTTCCGTAGGTAAAGTCCTTTGAACTTTCATAACAGAATAATGAAATTCTTGCGAATAAGCTTCTTGTGCTCCTGTAGTATCGGAATAATGTTTGAAAGCCATATCAAAATTAACCATCATAGATCTTAACTGTGACCACCATATATCAATATTACTTTCTTTTGCAAAAAATTGATTATCTTTTTTTGTTAATGCTCCAGCGTTTTCAAAAGCTAGTCTATTAACAGTGTTATTAAATTTATCTTGGTCTTCAAATAGTTTAATAGCTCTATCACATTCTTCAGGTAAAATATAATTATCATATACGCCTATAAAATTTTCTATTTTATGTGTTCTTTGAATCATTATCGTACTTTCTTAATATTTGAATATCTTCTTGGGTTTTCTTTTGGCCTTTATTTTTTAAAACGTTGTCATAAGCATGGTGTGTAAACGGACCTTCTTTATTTACATAATGTAAAAATACTTGAGCCATACCTTCACCTTTATATATTCCAGGCCTCCAATGTTTTTGTTCACAACCTGCATATAAAACTGCGTCACCTTCTTCTAATTCAAAAGAAGTACCTTCAATTACAATAGGCCAATTATCTTCTTTTTTTATACAAGCAGTAACAGATATTTCACAAGATGGTCTATCAGAATGTTTTTTTAACATTCCACCAAATACATAATATCTCCAAAAAGAATATGTAGGAAATAATTTTAAGTTAGATTCTTTTTCTACTATGGGCAATTTAATATCTAATAAAGATGTCATTAAAGCATCATTATACCAAGCAGGTGAAAAATTAACTTTGTGAAGTTCATACATATTTTGATCTAATTTTCTATGACAATATTTTTGATATATTTCTAGTTCTTCTTTTGAAAAAAAGTTTTTTATTAATTTATAATCTACTGCAGCCATGCAACTATACTATACCTTGTTCCTTTCTTTATAGGTTGAATACCATGAGGATACATAAAATTACTAGGAAAAAATACAACTGAGCCTTTTCCAAGTTTTAATTTTTTAATTTCTTTATCTTTTTGATCTGTAAAAATTAATTCTCCTCCTTCATATTCATTATTTAAATTCATAATGACACTTAAATGTCTAGAGGAATTTGTTAAGTGATCAGTATGAACATTATACTTTCCACCGGGTTTATATTTTAATAAATCTATTTGATTAATTTGAGAATTATCAACTTTAGAAAATTTTGTTTTATAATAAAAATGAAGTTTTTCTATTTCTTTTTTAATAAATTGCCAATAAAACATATTTGTAGGAGTTTTATCATTTAAATGATAGCCTTTTACATTTCTAATAGTTTTATCTAAACCAGATTGAACTGTCATATTAGTTTTAGCTTTTTTATCTATAAAAGGTATTATTTTATCTATAAAAGCAGGGTCTATTATATTTTTTATCTCAACAATTGCTTCTAAATGGTCCATTATTATAATTCTTTCTTTGTTACTAATTTATTAATATCAGGTAACCAAGCATATTTCAAGGGTGAATTAATAAACATGTATTTTAAATGTTGTAAATTTTCTACAAGCACTTGGCCTGGAAAATTTAAACTAGTGTTTAATAAAATACCACCAGAGGCTTTTAATAAATTGTAGTAATTAGAGTTTTGATTTTTGTTAACTGTTTGCACCCTACTACTCCCATCAATAGCACAAACATTAGATAAATTTTCTTTTGTTTTAAAAGCATACATCATATAAGGAGATACTTTTCCCTGCATATCAAAAAATAAATTTGCTTTTTCTTCAATTACACTAGGTGAAAAAGGCCTATACCATTCTCTATTTTTTATAGCATTTATTTTTTCTACAGCTTTTTTATTAAAACAATTTATTAATAGCGATCTATTACCTAATCCTCTTTGACCTTGCTCCGATCTACCTTGGAACAAAGCTACAGGATTATCTTTTAGTAATTCAGCAACTTTAATTTCATTACTATCTACTATGTCAAAATTTTTATTTTTAAATATATCTATGTTTGTGTAATCAGGTAAAGGACCTAGATAAACAGTGTTTAATTGTTCAAGATTACCTTTTAAAAAATAATTTAATAGTCCTAATGAAATACCTGAGTCTATACAAATTGGATCAATTTTTATATTTTTATATTTTAAAAATTGACAATTAGCTAAAATATTTTGTGCTACACCACCTGTGTAATTAACATTTTCTTTTGGCATTATTTCTAATAAATCTTTTTCAGTTATTTTTTGAAGAGAGTATAAAAAATTTTGACACTCAGTATTACTTCTTTCCTCCGTTAAATTATTAGAATGTTTTATTAGTTTATTTCCATATTGAGACAAGGCCATTGTTTTTCCACAAAAATGAAATCCGTCTTCATATTGACAGTTAAATAATTTAGCGGTTATATGTCCATATCTTACTCCAATTCTTTTACGATAACTTGCAATTAAATTAAAATTTTTATCATAAATTGATTCTCTTTCACTTTCTTCGTTCCCGTGAGATATACCGCCGCCATCAGCTACGACATAATTTTCATTGGGTCCTAACATAGCTTTACTACAATAAGCGTGTAAAAGATGATGTTTTCTATCTTTTTTATTTGCAAAGTTTATAATTTTAGTTTGATCATTTATAAGTTTAAATTTATCAAATACTTCTTTTAAATAAGGTTCATCTTTATTGTTATCTTCATCTAGTAGATCTACAAAAATTACAAAATTAAATACAATTTTTAAAGATTGCAGATATATTAATAAAGAATTAGATAATTTACTGTGGTGCTTAATTCTGTTGAATCTATCTAATTGACAATGCATTAGTAATTTGTTGTTTTTAGATATGGAAAATGCCCCATCGTGTCCAAAATGAATTGATAGTATATGCATTTAGATATAGAATATTGTATCTTTCATTTGCTATAAAATTATTATATAGTCCACTATATGCTACAAAAATTAAATTTCAAGCCTGGTTTTGACAAAATGGTCACGGATTCCGGAGCAGAATCTCAATGGGTCGATGGCGATTTTGTTAGATTTAGATACGGACTACCTGAAAAGATAGGTGGCTGGAGTCAACTTACAAATTCTTATAATACTTTACCAGGTGCAGCAAGAGCACAACATGCGTTTGCTGCTATAAATGGTGAAAAATATGTAGCGATAGGAACCTCACAAGGTTTATTTCTATATTATAATGGAGAATTTTTTGACATTAGTCCTTTAGCTACAGCCATTACTGGAGCTACCTTTGATGCAACATCCGGTTCTCCTACAGTTACCGTTAATAAAACATCACATGGATTATTAGCTGGAAGATACATAAAATTTTCATCTGTTACTGTTCCATCAGGTTCAGGATATGCAATAACTGATTTTACAGAAAATACATTTGAAATACAATCCACAAATTTAGGATCAAATAGTTTTGAAATTATTATGCCTTCTAATTCGGCAAGTACAACTGTTGGAACTGGTTCCGCACAAATTGATCCATATGAATTAGTTGGTCCAACATTTCAAACTGCAGGTTTAGGTTGGGGAACATCTACTTGGGGTTCAAGTACATGGGGAACTGCAAGCGCTACTAGTAATGTAATTCTAGATCCAGGTTTATGGTCCTTAGATAATTTTGGTCAAATACTGACTGCAACTATTCACAACGGTAAAACATTTACTTGGAATGCAGGTGCCGGAACTCCTAGAGCTAACAGAGCAACCGTCATGTCAGGTGCACCCACTAAAACAAGATTAACTCAAGTATCTGATAGAGATAGACATGTTTTTCATTTTGGAACGGAAACTACAATTGGAGATATCACAACTCAAGATCCAATGTTTATTAGATTTAGTGACCAAGAAAATTTTAATGTGTATCAACCAACAGCAACTAATACCGCAGGAACTTTTAGATTAGATAAAGGAAATGAAATTTTTGGAGCAGTATCAGGTAAAGATTACACATTAGTATTGACAGATACTTCTGCTTATGTAATTCAATTTGTTGGACCACCATTTACATTTAGTGTTAGACAAGTCGGCACTAACTGTGGGTTGATTGGTCAAAATGCATTAAGTTATTCTAATGGTATTGTTTTTTGGATGTCAGGTGAAGGTGGATTTTTCATGTTTGATGGTACTGTAAAATCTATTCCTTGTGAAGTTGAAGACTTTGTATTTAGCACAACAGGAGATAATTTAGGAATTAATCAAAGTGCGAATCAATTAGTTTATGCAGAACACAACACATTGTACAATGAAATTAATTGGTTTTATGCTGCGTTTGGATCTACTCAAATTAATAGATGTGTAGTATATAATTACGCAGAAAATGTTTGGACTACCTCATCCCTAGCTAGAACTAGTTACATAGATCAAGGACTTTTTGATCTGCCTTATGCAACTGACTATGATTCAACCACTGTACCTAACTTTCCAATACAAGGTATAACAGCAAAGTATGGTGCATCCATTTACTATGCTC